TTCAAACAAGTTAAGTATAAAAAATAACAGAGTTAATCCTGTGGTGTCTACACGTGTGGCTAGTTGGCTAGTCTACAACGATGGTTGGCACCATTGGAACTCTAGTAAGGAGTGTTGGAAAAATGCCGAACATATTTACCGACCCAAAAGAAATAAAAGTATGGGCGATACAGCTAGCTAATGCTTGTGGTGGACAACGTGTTGTTCAAGACAATGTATTAACAGAAGCTGACGCTGAAAAAGTAAACAAGTTATTGTTTGAGTTCTTACAAAGTTTTGAACAAACAATATTAGACAATCGTAGAAAGGCGGAAGAAGAATGAGTGAACCTACATTTGATTTTTACCCTAGTGGTGAAGATGTATTAGATAAATTAGAAGAACTAACTCAAGCAGAGTTAGACCATCTAGAAGAATATAAAGCTAATGGTATTAGTTTTTGGACAGACTCACGAATGCACACATACAATGTAAAAAGACAAATGTGCAAAGAGTTTTTACACAAAATTAAAACATGGCAACATGAAGTAGAGCGTGCAGAAATTAGAGATGATATAGCACGTGAAGGTGCGCAGGATTACCCATCATGGTAGAAATATACATGCTTAAGTATGAAGAAGATGGTGAGTATCATGAAATATTTTCTACTGATGAATACAAACTACAAGATGTTGTAGAAGATTGGCAAAACTATGGCAAAGATACATCACTTGATACCATAACTAAGTACACATATGACCACTTAGAACAGTTTATTCTGTTGGTTAATATGTTATCTACACCACACAAACACGGTAGTGTATGGCTTAAGAGAGCTAAGTTGCAATGAAAGAAGTAAGTCCACAAGGTGAGCATAACAAACTTAATTCAACAGAACGTATAAAAAATTACATACCTTTTGCTGAAGATGTGTTTGAACAGTATTGCAAATCTAAAGACATGAAGTTTAGACAGCTTCATCTCAATGACAATGCAGACTTTGGAGAAAGTCCTATACCTATGTGGACAAGTATGTCTCCGTTTCTTAAATCGTTCCCAGATTATTTTGTGTACAATGATAAGAAACAGATGTTAGTAGAAGTAAAATCTTCTCCTAAAGTAAAAGTAAAAGACCTTATGCATTACTGCGCTGTACACACATTGTATGCAGAAGGACAATCTACAGATTATTACATAGCGTTCTGTTTTAAAGATGGCAATGTAAAGTTTTATACAATAGAAGAACTGCTTAATCTTATACAGATAGCAGACTATGGTAAATATCACGATGGAAAGGATTACTATGACTTCGGAAGTGTCACAAAAACAAATAGATGACGCAGCACGTAAAGCTGCATTAAGTATACAAGCACTCATGGCAGAAGTTGATGAAGGGTTTAATGCACATGTACGTTGTATAGTGTGTAATGAACAATACAAACACCACATTGATGGTAAGCCCTGTGTAGATGATGACAATGTAAAACAAATTATACGCAAGAGTAGGTGGCGTGGAACTAGAGTTGTTAAATGAATGATAGTTATAGACCTTTACCCGATGAAGTAGAGATAAGACAATCAGTAATAGAAGGTGTTGGTTTGTTTGCTAAAGAACCTATACGTACTAATTCAACATTAGGTGTTACGCATGTAGCTAATGAGCAGTTCCAACACGGCTTCGTACGTACACCATTAGGTGGCTTTATTAATCATAGTGAAACTCCTAACTGTGTAATAGAAGATGTGTTTAATCTTAAATGTATCAAGACAATTAAAGACATTATGCCTGATGAAGAACTAACAGTTAAGTATCATTTATATACGCCAAAAATTAAAGAGGTATTATGACGGAAGATATATCAGCTATCAGAGAACAAGCCCTAGAAAGAGCTAGAGGACGCTGTGAGTGGGCAGATTGTGGCAGTAGTAAATGGATAGAGCTTGCACACATAAAAGATATAGGCATGGGTGGTAATCCTACAAGAAAATTTGACATACAAAATGTAGCTATGTTATGTAAATGGCACCATGATATATACGATGGTCGTCAATCTATGGGTACTAAAGTAGCTTATCGTGAATTGTTACGTGGATATCTAGATAGATATAGTGATATTAACGAGTGACTACCACTTAACTTTGTTTGCCCAATACGCAGCTGACATCTTACCTTTACTTATGTTCTTTGCATGACGTGCTTTAAAAGATTTACGTCTTGCTTTTGATTTAGCGTCAGTCTTTTTACCTGCACCAGACACACCTTGTTGTCCAAATCTAATTAATTTAACCTTGTCACCTTGTTTAGCTAATACTGCATGTGACTTACTAGCTTTAGGTGTACGCTTAGGTTTGTTGTATCCCGAAAACTTTTCACCTCTGTACTCAATCATTTTTTTATTTTCTTGACTTTGCCGTTAACTGTACGAGCAAACTTATGAGTTTTAGTTTCTCTAATTAACGTACCATAATGGCGTTTTCCACCCCACATCCAACTAACTTTAGCCATTATCTATCTCCTATTCGTGCAATAAAGGTAGCACTATACAATACTATTATACACATTACAATAAGTACGCCGTCCACGAATTACTTCTTGGATTTTTTCTTAACTTTATATGCTTTTTTCTTACCAGTTTTTTTATTAACAGGCATATTAATCTCCGTACCTCTTACTAACTTTGTTTAAAGATTTTTGATAATCTTTACGATAATTGTTATCTGCTTCAGCTCGTCTTTGAAAAAAAGAAGAACGTTGTGCATACGCTTGTGCTTTTCTTTTAACACCTTCACGATTGGAACCACTCTTTAGTAGTTGCTTAGACGCTTTTCTAAATTCACTAGCTAATGCTAACTCTTTAACTATCTTTTTTTGCAACCTAGCTAAAGCAACTTTGTTTACTTCTGGGTCTCCGTATTGATAGTTTTTCTTTTCAGCCATTACTTACTTACTGTAATTTGCTTCTTTGCATATGTCTTGATTACTGCAAGTGCTGCGCCACCACCTGCTAATGCAGCTAACTGAACTATCTCAGCGTCTACACCAACTAGGGGAGCAACTGTTAAGGCACCTATGAACGCTTCAATAAATGTCCAAGCAGTTCTTTCAATCATATCTTTAAGTTGTTCACTCATTTTATAACTCCATGCTTCATTCCAAGGTGTCCACGCTACATCCTTTTTGAATGTACCATCTTGATTTCTTTGTCGTTTGTTCCTCGCAAACATATTATTTATTATATTTGTAAGACTTGTTAATGCTTGTACCGTAAAGTTTCATGTTGGTTTTCTTTTTCTTAGGTTGTGAAGTAGCCCATTTATTAACATCGTAAATGTCTTTCATTAAAAGAACTTGTCCTACGACTGGAATTAATCTTGTTGCGCCTTTACCTGCAGCTTTAGCACCCAACATAATTGCTCTCTTAGCAGCAGGAGATAATCTCTGACTAGCTTTAGCTAAATTAACAGGACTGTTAGCACCTATTTTGTAACCTTTTATTTTGTTTGGATTAGGATTAGCTTTAACTTTTTGTTTTGATGGTGTAATTTGACTATCCATTTTTGTATTAGCTGCTTTGTAACCTACTGTATCACCAGTCATTTTTCTAATAGTTCCGTCAGCCATCTTTACTTTTTTACCAATACCAAATTTTGCTTTGCTAACGCTGTCTGCATTACGTATATCACCTACGCCAATACCTGCTGCTTTCTGTGATTTTAATTCTTTCATTCTTCTTGCGTTACTAATTTCACCACTACCTACAGGATTTTTAGACATACCTTTTGTACGACCTCGTGAAGGAAATGATTCGTTAGTAGATATACCTGCATTAGCTGCACTCATTTGTCTAGCTGTCATAGGTTTACCGGGTTTAATACTCTTATCGTATTTTACTTCAACGCCTTTCATTCTATAATCTTTGCGTTTCATTTTAGGACCTATGAGTTTAGGTTTCTTAGGTTTGTCTATCTGTGTGTAAATGTACTCATTCATTTGAGCTACTCTAGGTTTACCTGAAACTTTATAATTCTTTTTCTTACTACTCTTAGCCATTATCTAATTATCCTACCATTTAACATAGCGTTTGTCTTTATAACATTGCCATTTATTTCCTGTAGTTTCTCATAGATGTCATCTATATTGATAGAGATATTGTCATCTATATCTGTATCATTAGACAAGTTTATTTTGCTATATTCAATAGTAACTTTTTCACCAATGAGTAGTTCTTTAGCTATCTTTGGGTAAAGTTTTTTGTAAGCATTGCCACTAGCACCTACCATACCATTGAAGTTAACGTCTAAGTCTTGTTGTGTATCACCCATTATCAAACAACCTGATGTGTGTTCATCTGTATTACCTGTATGAATTAAGATGTATTGAAATCCGGGAACGTCTTGTACGTGAAGCATACCATGATGTGCAGCACCATAACGTGCAGCGTATTTAGTATGGAACCCACCTGTTGTACGAAATTTTACATCATAAGTACCTTCGGGTATGCAGGTTTCGTGCATTACTTTAACCTCTTGATACTGGTCTTCTAATGTATAACACTCAAATATACCATCAATATATAACAAACCATTAGTTGCATCTTTGCCAAATTGAGTTCTAACAACTTGTAGTTTCATCTACTTACCACCACAACAACCGTTACCACAACAGTCCATGTTAATCTCCTTGTCTAAAACTAATTGTAAGCAACCATATACCCAATGTAATTAATGTAGCTAGTCCAGTTACTTGTTGAGCTGAACCAGTAAGAGTAAGCGTTGCAATAACTAAACCAACCAAAGTCCAACTAAGGTTTAATGTTTCTTTAATTACTGCAATGAACCATGTCCATAACTTTTTAATCATTAGCTTCTCCTAAACATGAAAGCTGCCATACTAGCTATTCTAGTCAAAATTACTGGAACTACAACTTCTTGTGCTTTTTCCTTTTGGTCAGTAGTCATGTCATTACTTATGTCATTAAAGTTTATTTTTTGTATGTCAATGTCTATGAACGTTTGTATTGGGTTCTCTATAAACGTTTCAAACTGTACTTCTGTTACGACATCAGCTAATGTATAGTTTTCAACATCTGCATTTTGTACAGCACGTTCAACATATTCTTCTACAGCTTCAGCTATAACCTCATCATCTTTAATAGACTCAGCAATAATAGCTACATCTGCGGTTGCTACTTGTAATACTTCAGCAACAACTTCTACTTGTTCCTCAGTAAGCTCTGCAACATCTGCTATAGCTTCTTCAACAACAGCTTGAACTATCTTTTGTACTTCTTCAGTAGCTTGATTTAAGTTCTGTACACCAACATCATTTACTTGTTCTAATACTTCAACAACTTCTTCAACAGTAGCTTCTTCAATAACAATATCTTCTACAATTTCTTCAACTTGTTCTACTTCAACAGTAACTTCTTCTTCAGTAAGTTCTATCGGTTCCAAGTCCTGTTCCGTGGATACCTCTCTAATGACATCCTCGTCAACATTTTCCTGTATTGGCTCATCCAAAATTTTCTCATCAATCTTTTCATCTACAATCTCCTCTATTATTTCATCTTGTATTGGTATTTCCACCACGTCTTCGGGGACAATATCTTCCAAATCAAATTCAATGATTTCAAACTCAATAGGTAGTTCTTCAAACTCCACAGTTGCATCTTCAAATACTTCCTCTTTAGGTGGGTTGAGTACATCAACATCATCCTCAGGAATGATGACTTCCACATCTTCTTTAATTTCTTCAACTATAACCTCCTCTTTTATAATATCATCTTTAATATCTTCTTCAATAGGTTCAGGTATAACACAATCACCACGTTCTATCTGTGCATCTGTCATAAAACAACCAAAGTTTTCCTCATTA